TTGCTTACCTCTTTGTAGATTGGATCATGTATCATTGTATCATATCGTTTGACAAATTGCAATAGCGTATTCAATATTGCTAGTGTCTCCAGTCTGATTTCTCCTCTTAAATATTTCTTGATGATTGGTGGATGGTCGCCACCTTTCGCATTAAAAAATTCATTCAGTTCGTCTGGCTTCCAACCAGAAATAAAATCCATCTCATTTTTAAATACATACGTCAAAGACTCTTGCCTACGTTTCCATTCTTTGTAGCGTTCTTCACACTCTTCAGACAAAAGTTCTCCGACCCACATTTTTGTGTCATGCATAAAATTAGAAACTAAAAACTCTTCTAAGTAAGCATCTTTACGATTGCCGAGTTTAGCAAAAAAGATTTTGTCTTTACGTTTCAAAAAAGAATCGTATGTGACATTGACTTTCTTATTATACTTGAACCAATCGTAACTGTCTAGCGTAAAATGATTTTTAATTCCTAGGTAAACTTTGTATGCGTCTATAGCATCCATCTTCATTACTCATCCACCTCAATAGGCAATCTTGCTTTTGATGCAATCATTTTTAATTTCATTGCTTCACCCTCAATGGCAGACTTCATGCGAGGTGTAATTAGAGATGCCGCAGTTTCGACTTCAATATTTTTCTGAGTGCAGTATTCCAGAATAGCATCAATCATTGTGATAGGATGCTTATCCCGTTGTACTTGTTTAATTTCAGACTCAAATTCTTTTTGAGTTAAGATTTTAAGACTCATATGATCGTACCGATACGATTCTACCATTTCGGTAGTGTCCAAATTCATTTAGTTTGACAGCAGGTTTAGCGGAACGAAAGTTCGGATTAGAAACTTCTTTCTCCGATGCGTAGTAACTGGAAGGGTATCCAGTTCTACGCTGATTCGTTTTCATTTCAATTTTAGTACGCATAATATTCATATCAAGTCCTTAGTTCATTCTATAAAAAACGTGTCCCTCAATGGTCGCAACTTTTATCTTTCTTGCCGCCCATGCTGGCTTAATACTAATGGCATGAAAGTGTGTTGCACCCTCTAAGAGTTTAATTATATCATTTCCGATACTCTTTGTCAATAGCATCTTTGCCACTTCATAAGACTCTCTCCAACGTTTGTTATCTGCTGGTGGAGTATTTGCAATCTTGGTATTGTACCAAGAAAATTGTTGTGGTTCTGTCACAACATCACGAATATTTTTTGGAAATCTGCTATCATGTAATCTGTTGAGGGTGACTGCACCTACTGCTATTTTACCGATTAAAGGTTCACTACCTGCTTCGTAGTAGATGTTCATTGCCATCCAGTACAGGTCTGATTTGCTAGAGTTTTTTGGTGCGGATGCTGATTCTGATATTTCTTTTAGTGTTGGCATTGATGCCATTGTATGCGTTGAAAACAAAGCCAATACAAATACTAAAGCCGTTAAAAGTGCTTTCATATTTTTCCTTTCTTTGAAGCCCACAAGTGTTTAGTGGGTCTTTTATTTAGTATACTTAAATTATACTATCTTTTTCTGAAATAGTCAATAGCACCTACGTAATCAGAGCATATGCCATAGATTGGCAAATTAAATGCGTATTCTAAACTTATTCCTTGATTTTCTGGCATAACACAAACGCTCTTTGCCATGAGTGGTTGATTTGGGTATGTCCACACTATACCATGGCTAGTTAGTGTGTATGAATCTTCCTGGTGCCAGAAGTAATTCAATTGTGTATCTGAGAGCCACTCTAGTGCTTCCCAGTTCTTAGCGTGAATCCACAGCCCATTTTTGTGTAGAAACTCTGGATCAATTTCGTATGTAGGATCATCATGTCCTAAAAAGAATTTGTCATTGACGATTCTCAAATCAATTTCAGCATCAAAGCCCTTATCTAATGCAGATTCAATTTGATATGGTGCATTTTCGTTTGTCTTGTCAGAACCAAACATCAATCCCCTATGTGCAATCAACTTCATATTTGTCACTCGGTATGCTAGGCCATCGAATCACTATCAATTCAACGTCAGTTAAAAATTCTACAGCAGAAACTTCGTTCTTCTCATACGTCCACATATCACCTTCTTTGAGATGTTTACCTGACGCAATAAGTTCTCCTCGGACGATGTAATTCAGTTCTGTTGTAACCTTATGAAAGTGTGGAAATGTCTCCTCACCCTTTTTATGTTTATGATGCCCAATCTCAAAGAATGGATTTTTAAACAAAGATGGATTGAAGTCACCAACAAACCATCCTTTTACATAATCATTTATGTTTGATACATTCATTCGAGTTCCTGAATTCGTAACTGGTGTCTACCACCATCGAATGTGTGTTGAAATCCTAATCTAAGATACTCATGTAAATTTTCAGAATTTGCATTCATTGCTGGAATAGCAAAGAAGTTTGCACAGTTATGACGCATAGCCATTTCCATTGCATTGTAATCATAGATTAGCGCAGAGCGAATGCCTTTGTATTTGTTGGCGCACATGTTAACGCCTTGTCCTGTTCTACAGAAACTAAACGCATAGTCACAGTCGCCATCTTCAATACCTTTAACTGCTTGGCTAATAAAGTCTTTGTAATTACAGTCACGATTGACAACTGTACCATAGTCAATATATTTTTTACCCATGCCTTTCAATACTGACTTGAATAATTCTTTTGCTTCAAAGCCAGAGTGGTCACAGCACAGCGCAAATGGTTTATCGCCAAAACGTTTGACAACATTTTTCTTGTAGAAGTTAAACTCATCTGGTGTACCAAACACATGCATCTTGTCTACTGGATGCGTAATGATTTTAAGTCCATCTTCAATCAACAGATTATACAATGGTGCAATATAGAATTCGTTATTTGTACGAATATTACACGCAATCATTTTCTTTGCATACTTGCAGAAATCAGAACCACGTTTGAATCCATAGATGCCCACACATGCATCGGAACTAATTGCTTTCTTCTCAGCAGTTTCAGACACATAGTTTTCATCATCACACTTAGCATAACTGTAGTTTGCGCTATTTGATTTGAATGTCAATAAAACACCATCGGCTAAAAGACTACCAACAATCTTAGGATCAAATACTGGTCCAAACTCAATGTCTAGTGTATGAATAACAAGCGGCGCATCATTGTCGATATACTCAGATGCATACAAACAACTTTCAACTGAACCTCTAGTCAAGTGATCTAGCACAACAACTTTAATGTCATCACCAAACTTCATGCGTAGAATTTCATCCATTCTGAAATTGTATACGTGTTCGTCACGAATGATAAAAATCAAATTGCAGTCTGTTGTATCTAAACAAGCAAGTGAAATATCAATCAACTGTCTATCTTTAATGTTAATCAATTGCTTGGGTACTGTAAAGCCCTCTTTCAAAAAGCGACTACCTAAGCCTGCCATTGGCACCAATACGTTTGTCTTCATACTTTACTTTTCAAATGATGTGTAGTTAGATTGTGCGAAAGTACCATACATTCGTGATCCAATCTTGTGTTTAATTTTCCGTACATAAAGCAAGCGGCATAGTAATCGCCTGCACCTAATACGTTTGCACCTTTTATATATTTGTCATCGGACAGCGTAAATGTGTTTCCTCTGTTGTTATAACTTTTCATTGGGGAATGAGTAACAACAACTCCAGTAAACTCTTCAACATCTCTCAACAAATGCATGTCTTCTTCAGATACAAAAATGTAATCTAGATACTTATATGCTTCTTTGTCGATTTCTCTTCCAGAACAAATATCACCAAATACCAAACCAGAAATGTTCTTTAAGAAACTCATATCAGTAATGTAGTTAACATATGCAACATGACTGATTAATGCTGGTTCTGTCTTAACGTCAACTGTAATCGAATTTAAATTAGATTCGCTAGTGCGTTGACTGTTCTCTTTATCTATTGTGATTGTAGATGTTCCAATATTAGTTGGGCAGACATATACGCTTAACGTTGGGTCTATGTTTTTCAAAGCACGCCAAACGTTTACCACACCACCAATTTCATTTACAGTTTTAGTATTGTCTTTTATCGTATCAAATACTAAGTGTCCATACAATGCTATATCATACATTAAAATTTTTCCTTTTCATCTAGCGTATATACGTTATCTAAGTGTTCATCAAAATAAAAATTAGGAAGCAATTCTCTTGATTGCAGTTCTTCAAATAGAGCCATAACAACATTCTCACCAGCACGTTGTGGTAACATCGAACAAACGTTTATCATTTCAACTGTTGCATCGCTAGGACAAAATGCAAGTCCAACTGCGCTTGCAATTCTCACATCAAAGATATCATCACCAACATAAACAACTTCGTCAGGAATTACACTAAAGTCGCTACATATCTCATCTAAGAAATCTACTTTGTCTGTGTGTGTGCCATTGCTTCTGTTTAGATAGAATGGTAAGTTTCTATTGTTTGCAATGTTTGCATTGAAGCCGTCACCAGAAAGAAAAGCAACTTCAATGCCTAGCGCACGAAATCGCTTGATTGCAGTCCAGTCCTTATCGCAAAATGTTTTAAGTCTAACGGTGCCTTCTTTGTCATAGTATTTTCTACCATCTGTCATCACACCATCAATGTCAAGAAGAATAAGTTTAATCATTTCAATTCGCCCAATACTCAGTATATGCTGTACCAACATGATAGTGATATTCGTCCAATCCGTGCTTAGGCCATGACATGCTTACTCTAGGAAAAGGAACGAAAACTCTATCTCTAATTTTATAATCTTTTTCAAGTGCTTCATGTCTTCTCTCGCCACGATCAACTAAAAACGTGAGTGGATCATTTATATGTTCCCATATCGATGGATCAAATCTCGCATAGTAATACTGACCAATGTAAGTTTCTGCTCTTGTGTTATATGTATAATTCTGATTTGAGCCCCTTTCGATATCGAACGGAATATCGAACACATTCACCACATCTTCTGTTCTTCCCCAAAACACATGATCTCTTGGATGATATGGAAACGCTTTGTACATTCCCATAACAAATACTTTACCATCTTCTCGCTTATCGTTCTTCCAATAATCATACATCAACGGCATGTCTCTAATGAGTTGGTCTGTTCTCATCTTAATGCAATATTTGCTTTGCACTAACGCAAGTCCGTTCTTTGATGTATTGATTTGAAGATTACGATTGCCCAATCCTCTAGGTGAAATTAATTCATTGAAGATAACATTTACGTCATCTGGTATGTGCGAGTTTTCGTATGTAGAAAGTATAATGTTTTCTACGAATGGAAGTTTTCTATATTCTTCAATGATTGTTTTGGTGAACGGAGTGCATTCACCTTGCAATACAATGTCAAGTTTCATCCACGATTCGTTCATAGAATGATAATACAGTTTCTGCATTCCACTTGTCGTAGAATTCATTCAGAGGTTCAGCGCCAGCGGCAATGATATCTTTGATTGAAGTCTTGGTCAAGTCGTTGAAGTCTCTACGCATGTGCTTTAGAAAACTAGAATCATTCACACCAAATGGTTTGCGTGATGCCAATGCTCTGTCGAGTGAACTACTCACACCATAAACGCTTGATGTTGAATACCAATAGAGATTGATATCATTACCATTCAACCAACGAATCAAATCTTCTTTATCTAAGAATTCTTGATTGACATTGATTTGCACATTAGGGTTTGCAAGACTACGACATTCTTCAATTAATTTTGAAGAGAGTTTACCTGTAGGGTCTACGAATGCACCATTAGATACGTGAAGATTTAAAATAACGTCTTCAGCAAATTGTTCGTTGATTAGTTTAATAATCGCAGACAAATTCTTTGTGATGTTACCAATTCCACTTGTGCCAATTTTGATTGTGCCACTTGGCTTGCTGTATTGAATGTCATCATAGTACATGACTGGAGGTAATCCAGCATACTCATTTTCGTCAACTTTCATAGTTGGGTCA